CGGTGCGCGAAAAACAGGAGGGCGACCGCGACCAGCGCGAACGCGGCGAAGGCCCAGGGCGACGCGATGCCCTGCAGGACCGGCTGCGCGAACGCGGCGATACCGCCCAACCCACCGAGGCCGGCAAGGACACCCCCCACAGCCGTCTTGTCCGTCTTCAGGTCAGCGCCGTCCGGCTTTGCAGCCTCAGCCACAGCGGCCGGCGCCGGGAACGGGCGAGCCTGTTCAGCACGCGCCGCCTTGATGGAATCCAGAAACGCCTGATGATAGCCCGCGATCAGGCTGGCCTTGTCGGTGCCGTTGACGATGCGACGGGCGCCGACAGGGTCGTCGACGTCCGGTCCGAAGTAGTCCGACAGCCGCTTGGTCGTGAACATCCCGTCGGTCATGCCCAGCACCAGCGCCCGGGCGGACAGGTCCGGGTCCAGCATCAGGTCCGGGTTGTTCTTCATGTCGACGCCGAGCACCAAGCCCATGCGGATGTAGTTCCGCTCCCACGTCAGTTGCGGGAGGCCGCGCCCGTAATAGACGTGTCCGTTCTTTTCGACGGCATACCGGCGCCCGGCGACTGCCCGCCTCGCGCCTGCATCGGTCTTCGCAAAGCCCTCGCGCACCGGCTGCATCTTACCGCCCGTCTCGTGGAAGGCGGTGGCGAGGATGTAGGCGAGATGACGGTCGTCGGTCTGGCGCGTCACGGTGCGCTCGACCGGCGCCACAGCCCACGCGGCGATGATCGCCTCGCAGCCCTGCACTTGTGCCCGCGTCAGCCGACCACCGAATGGGGCGCGGCGCGCATAGGCAAAGAAGGTGGGGAGGTGGAGGGCGGTCATTCCGACACCCTCCGACGCGCGGCCGGGCGCAGCGCCGACGCCAGATCCTGAATGCTCTGGGTCAGAAACTTCACCTGCTCCTGCAGGCGGATGACCTCGTCGCGTGTCGCGTCGTGCCCGGCTTCTTTCGCCTTCAGCGCATTGACCCGACCCTCAAGCCGGACCAGCCATGTGACGAACCCGATCGTTGCGAGCGCCAGGGTGATGTAGTGGCCGGGCTCGAGGGTCATGAGCGCCCCCCCAGACCACCCCAACCTTCGACGTTCGCGCGCGTTTTCATCCCCGCACCACGCCGCAGCCCACCACCACGCTCAACGCACGGGGTCACGGTTCCACCTGCGTCACAAACTCCAGCGTCACGGCCGGAGCACTCACCCCGCCCGGCGCCCCGCCCAGCAGTTCGAGCTCGCCATCGCCGTTGACGATCACCCATGCGTCATCGACCTTGGCGCCGTCGTCGTCGTCCCCGATCGCCCAGAGCGATTCACCCGCACCAATCTGCAGGGCGAACTGGCCCGGGTCGCCGTCGATGGTCCGGGAGATGACCCCCGTCGCGGTGTCGATAACCAGTGCGCGGCTCATCGCTTAAGCTCCGTGACGCTCATGAATCGGGACCCGGCTGTTGCCGAGGCAGCGGTCGCGGCTGATAGCTGCGTCGTGAGCTGGTACAGGTAGCTGCCGGCGGCCGGCTGGTCGGGAACAACCACGGACTGCCAGCCGAACGCGAAGTCATCGCCCGTCGCCGCGACCGTGAAGTCCCAGATCAGCGTGCCCTGCCGGTACAGCCGCAGCGTGGTGCTGATGCCGCCGCCCGCCGGGTGATAGACGTTCAGGTAGAAGCTGAAGAAGACCTCCAGCCGCTCCCCCGTCGACGTGTACGTCACGCCCTGGCAGTTCTGCTCGGTCGTGGTCAGCGTCTGCGACGTGTTGGTGAAGGCCGACACCGCGTTCGTGACACCCTGAGCCGCGATCTTCGCCGTCGACACCACAGAAGACGCCAGACCGGCGGCGTTCGTCAGCTTGGTCCCGTCCGTGTTGTCGAGGAAGGGCTTGACGTTCACGCCTCCCACCTTCAGCGCGGTGAACGACGTCGTGCCGTCGACCACGTCATCGACCGCCAGCAGTGCGCCGGCAGCATCCGTCGAGGCATCGCCGGCCGCAATGATCGCCGTGTCCGCATCGGTCTGCGCATTCGCCGCATCCAGCAGCGCCTGATCCGCGTCGTCCTGTGCCGCCTCCGCCTTTGCGTCGACGATGACCACGTCCGCGGCCACAACCTCGGCGGCGTCCACGGCCCGGTCAGCCTGTCGCTGGGCACGGACAATGCGCTGCTCGGCCGTCAGGGGCGTGGCGCGGGTGGGGATGGAGCGGCGGACGGTGGTCACGCCACGTACACCCCGTCCTGCGGAGCCTCCGCCAACACGCGCGTCAGTTCGTCGACCGTCCGCGGACTGCCGGTGTTCTCCAGCAGGCAGGTCAGGACGGCGCGGGTGATGGCTTCAGACGAGGCCAGATCATCCGGGCCGGTCATGCCGAACTCGATGTCCACCGCCTCAACGCATTGCTCGAACAGGGTCATGCGGACTCCTTCAGGACGCGAGCGCCCTTCTTGTGGTTCTCGTGGCCCCAAAGGGGCCGGGTGTTTTTGAAGTTCAGGACCGCCGACGCCTGCGCAGCTTCCGTCAGGTCGACCGATGAGATCGGGACAATGTGGTCGATGTGCCACGAGCCGTAGTTCGTCCACGACATCCCGTCAGTGAACTGGCTCTCGAGAAATGCGGCGAACTCGTCCCAGGTGCAGCCGATGGACGAGTCTGTCGTGACCTCGGCCGGGATGCCGTACTTGTGTCGAAGCTTGTTGAGTCTGGACCGTTGGTTCAGCTTCAGCCGTCCAGCCGGAGAAGCCTTCTTAGCGGCGAGTTTCGCCCGGATGGCTTCAGCATTCTCTTGCCGGTAGAGCCGCCCCTGCTCACGGACCTTCGCCGCGTTCTCGCGCGCCCAAGCCTTGGACTGTGCTCGCATCCGAACATTGACGCCCTCGACCGTGTGATACCGCTCGAGCGAGCGCCTGATCGAGCACGGCTTGCACCGGGACGACGGCACAAACCTGTCGGCCTTTTTCTTCATGTAAAAAAAATCGGAGGTGCGCGGCAGGTCTTTGTCGCAGCCACCACAGTGTTTGAGGGGGTTTTGGGTCATGCCAAAATTTTTACCCTCGGTTTCGAGAGCCCCCAACGCACGGGCCATACCCCACGGGTCACGCGACCCCCGGAACTTACCCCCGCCCCCACCACCCCCCGGCCTGGCGCATTTCTCCCGGCAACGAACCGTGTCCGACCGGGGGCCGCTTCAGGACGGGCGCCCGCAAACAGAGGCCCATTAACCGGGGCCACTAGGGGGCTATTCGCCATCGTCTTCGCCCTCCGATTCATCGCGTCCAACTGGGTACGAGTTGGACGCGTCGGGCGCTGGAGGCGACCACGGAAGGCTTTCTATGACGCCGGGCATCTGACTAGCGGTCAGATTGCCCGTCATCGTGACGTTCTGGGTGACGATCTGCACGAGCTGGCGTGTGTCAGTGGGCAGGGCATTGCGGGCCTGCACGTCGATGTCGATCAGGTACTTAGCCGCCTTGAACCTGGCGTCCTCGCTGGCCGCCCGACGGGCCAGATCCGTCATCGTCAGCCAAGCTTGCTCGGTTTCCGACGCGATCCATGCGCGTTTGACAGATGCACGGAACGCCTTGACGTGAGGTTTCTTGAGCGCCTGCGTCAGCGAATGCGCCTTGTAGCCGGTACGCAGGGCCGCATCTGCAACTGTGAGTCCTTCAGATACGATCAGGGTGATAGCGGTACGCAACGCGGGGCTAATCCGCCCTTTGCGCACCTCTTCGCCGTCGCGATTGACCAGTTCTGACGTCATGCACGCTTCGGAGCCGGAACCGCGCCGATGCTGCGGGCGAGTTCAGCCGGCATGAGCACCAGGGCGATACCCGCGGTCTCGAGCCACACCTCGGCCATGAAGGAGAGCGCGATCTGCCCGTCCTCATGCTCCGGTGACGGCGGATCAATGGTGATGCGGGCGCGGTACTCGTGCTCGGCCTTGGTCACATACCGATCAGACCACCCGGCCCGACCGTCGAACTGTTCGCAGGTCTCATTGCTGGCGATGCGGTGCGCGCGGAGAAGGGAGGCAATGTCCGCGCGGCTGTGCACGATGACGGGTTGCGTGATGCGATAAGCCTGATCGGCGTAGCGGACGGTGGGGGGCGTGTTGTCCGGGTGGAGATCGCCCCACGCTTCCGGTCCGCTCGCTTGTTCAACAACGTCCATTCGTCGCCCCCTTTGATCGGGTGCGGATCGGTGACCTGGAGCGCGCCAACGCCAGTGGAATGTGGGGGACTGCGGTTACGGCCGGGTTACGGTGTCAATCAGCAACCACTACTGTTCTTAATCGAGCGATCCCGTTTTTCCCGCCCCTATATCTATGCCTCTGTTATAGGTCATGCTCTTGACCTATATATGACCTCTATACCCCCCCCCTATATATATCCTCGCTTGCTATTATTATGATCCTTAAGGCGTTTTAGGGCGAGCGAGATTCAAAAGTCTGATCTGGGCGACTCTCCACTTTCGTCAAAACGGGAACACTCGACATCATGCGGGATGACATAATCAGGCTGATTACAGCCTTCCCTGGCGTCAGCGTCGGGCGGGTTCACCGGTTCATTGACGACGCTCGACCCTATATCGCGGCGCTTGAGAATGAGGGGCTGATACGGCGCGAGACTGTGATCGGGCCGCGCGGCAAGGGGATCGAGGTGCTGCGGATGACCGCGGAACCAGCTCGGGTGGTCAAGGTGGGGCCAGATCTTGAGGCCGAGCATGCCCGGACCCTTGTGGCAGTGACGCGGTGGGTTGTTGGACTGGGCGCTATGCGTGACGCGCGCGGGGCGTCGGATGCGGTCAAGAGGGGCGCGGATCTGGCGCTTGATATGCTGGCGACGATCTATCGCGCCCCGCATCGGTATGCGCGAGAGGTCCCGCTGGCCAGCCTGGCGGATGCGGACGGACGACCGATGATGCGGGCCGCGCGCATGCTGCAGGAAAGAGGCGCAATCGACCTTTTCGAGCGCAAAGGGGCCGGTCGAGCGACCACTATTCAGCTCAAAACCGTCCCACCATACCCCCTTTGACGATATGCCAGCACATAGCGGGTTGACACGGTCGGATATGTGCTGGCATATACGCGACATCAGCCCCGCCGGGGCGCTCCAAACGAGACTGATCCGATGACTTACAACCTCTTCCGTGCTGGCGCTTCCGGTCCGCGCCGCGAACATGTGGCCGGCGGTTTCGCCACTATCGAGGCCGCTATCCTGGCCATTCCCCGTGGCGTCATCATGTGGGAGCGCGACGCGGACGGCCATGACGCCGCGGACGCTTTCGGCGCGGACGGCAATGTCTATTCGGTCGAGGCCCGCTAATGGCCCGCCGCATCCCCTTCACGGGCCAAACGCCCTACATGACCGCCCGGCTTACCGTGTCCGGCTATCGCCCGACCGAGTCCAGCCGCTTCGCAGTCATCCGCATCCGCAAGGAATCGCCCTGGTCGCTGATCCATGTGCGTTCCGGCATGCCGGTCGACTCCATCCTTCCCGCCCTCTCGCGCAAACTGACACGCGACGACAAGCTCGCGGTCGCTGCAGCCTTTGAGGCGCAAACGCACCTCGACTGGTCGGCTTTTGACGAACTTGAAGAGATCGGCGCCGGCTTCAATGGCCGTCAAACGATCAACGCCGAAAAGGCTCGCCCGACGACGTTCGCCCTCCGCGACCTCGCCGCCCAGGTGCTCGCCTAACCGACGCTCAAGTCTCCCGCCCTGTCACCGGGGCGGGTTTCTTGAACGCCTGTTGCGTTCTGATTGCCCCATGACGGGGCGCGGAGAATAGACCGATGACTGACACGATCCAAAGCCTTGCCGGTGAACTGGCCAAAGCCATGATCAGCGACACCCGCACGGACGGCGCTACGTTCGTCCGACTGTCTGACGGCCACGCTGACTGGATGGAAAGCGCCATAGAGGCCGCCCACGAGGGGATGATGCCGGAAGACACCCGCTATTCCATGATCCGCGAGACCGCCTATCGCATGGCCGACGCGGATGACAGTGAGATTGAAGACCCGTTTGAGGCGGTCGACGGACTGGTCGACGTTTACACGTCGGATCTGACTAAGTGGCTGGCATCGCACCGGCTGCGCACAACCTATGTCGACGACGCCGTGAGCGAATACGGATGGCCGGCCGAGGGTGGAGTCGAGCAATCCCTGAAAATGGGCCAGTTCGCCGAATATCGCGAGATCTGGTCGCAGCTCGCCGCGTGTCTCGCCGAAGAGATCGAGATGCGCGAGGCTGGCGAGACGGCCACCTAACCGCCCCGCTTTCCCGCTCGCATCACGCGGGCGGGCTTGCCGGTCGATTAGGCCGCATTGCCCAGACTGGGCGCCGAAAGGAAACCACATGACACCCCTCGCCCTCTTCACCGACGCCACCGCGAAGGCCGGTCAACCTGGAGCCCGCAAGCGTTGGCGCCTGGCATGCCACGCCCTCGCTCCGCTCGTGACAGACGCGACTGCCCTGCAGGCCTATGCGACCGCCAACGCGACACACAAGCGCGCCGACTGGCGTATCGCCGCCAACGCCCTCGCCAACACCCTGCAGGGCATCGTTCCCGCCCCGGTCGCAATCAAGCCCGCACCGGCTCCCATGTCGCTTTGTGAGTTTCTGTCGCGCGCCGGTGGCCTCCGCGACACGGGCGGCGATCTCAAGAGCATGGGCGCGCATCTATGGCATCGCCGCGCGGCGTTCCGGCGTCGCCTTGTGACCGAGTCGGGGTTGGCGCTCGACTATGCGGCGGACCTGGCTGCAGAGCGCGGCTATGTCGCGGGGTATGCAAGCCCGAGTCTGGGCATGGGCGCCAGCATGGATGACGATCTGCACCGCGTCGGGGTGGTCGATCTCTTGACGGCCATTGAACGCGAGATTGCAGGAACGCCCTGCTATGCGGCGGAATCGGATTGGGCGCCCTATGTCGAGCCGGAACCGGAAGACGCTGACGCGCTGTATGCGGAGACGTACCCGGAGTCGGTTGACGCTTGGATGGCGGGCGCGTGATGACCTCCGAACCCGTCACCCTCGCCGATGGCGCCGCGGATCAATCCCTGATTCCCGGCGTCGCCCCGGTCCCTCTAACCGCCCGCCAGCTCGAGGCCGAACGCCAGCGCCGCGAACAACGCCACGGCCACGCGCCCTTGCCTTGTGGCGGCCTATGGGATGAAACGGCGCAAGCTCAAGGGAGTCTGTTTTGAACGTCACCACCCCCGCCGATCTCAAGGCGGCCCGTCAAACTCTCGGCTGGAGCCTTCGCCAAATGGCGCGGGCTCTTCGCCTTGCCGGAACGCTGGACAAGGCCGCCACGCGAGTCCGCGAGATGGAGTCGGAGGCCCGCCCCATATCCGGGCCGGTTGCGGTCGCGGTCGAGGCCTTCCTTTCCGGCTGGCGTCCTGCAGGATGGACCGCGAACGATGAATAGCCCCGCCCGACGCAAGGCCGCTGCAGCCCATGACGCCAAGCTCCAGGGCGAGGGATGGCGCAAGGTCACGTTCCGCGCCTCGCCTGATATGGCCTCCGCCCTCGACTCCTTGATCGCCCGGCATGGTTCCTTGCAGGCCGCCATGAGGGCGATTCTCGTACCCGCGCCCGCGCATGTCTCGCAGCGTGGATCCGACGACTGAAGCCGGACCGTCAGATTTCCTGAAAACCAAGGCCCGACTGGTGAAATCACCGGCCGGGCCTTTTTCGTGGGCGGAATAGAGCGGGGAAACAGGCCGCGCTTCAGGAGGCCTGGTCAATGGCGATCCTGTAGGACTTGATCTTGTGGCCACCGGCCGGCGGCTGATCCTCGCGCCGCTCCAGATCCCCACCGTCGACCAGTCCGTCCAGCATGTCGCGCAGCTCCTTGGACTTGAGCCGGTTCTTGAGCGACTGCGAGATCGCACGGAACGTCATCCAGCCGCGGCCCTTGAGCACACGCAACAGCCGCTGCGCCTCGCCCTGGTGCACGGTCTCGACCATGTACTCGCCGGCCTCTTCCAGCATACGCTCCGCCGACCAGACCGCGACGTCCCTGCCCCAGTCCATGTCCTCGAGCGTGACCTTGGGATTGGCCGGGTCAATGCCGATCGCCCGGATGACCGCCAGCCGCTGCGCCATCTCGGCGGTGCGGGTGAAGAACACCGAGTCCTGCTCCATGCGTTCGATCCGCTCGCCGAGGGCCTGGTATGCCCCATGCGCGAACTTGTCCGCCCACGGCACGACGATCATGGGCGCGTCGGCGATGCTGGAGTGGCTGGTTGCCCGGGTCAGCGGGTTGCCGGCGGTGTAGATGTCCAGCATGCCGTCGACCACAGACTGCGGAACCACCATCTTGTCGGCCGCGGGGTCGCGTTCGATCACGCGAGAGTGCGTCGACAGGATCAGGAAGCGGTTGAGGAAGCCGTTGAAAACGTCCCCGCCCTCGAGGTTCTGGAAGAACTCCTCGTGCGTCGACACCCCATAGATGGACAGCGCCGGGCTATGGATCGGCTCGCCCACCCTGCCCGCCCATTCCGGAGGGGCCATTGTGTCGAAGCTCGAGCCCCAAGCCGTGCGCAGGACGCCGGTGATTGCCTTCTCGTGCGTCGACGCCTTGCGCCCGTTGATCCGACCGAGGAACGCGCCGAACTCGTCGATGCAGGTCAGTGTCAGGGGCTGGCGTGTGATGCGGTTGATGAGCGCCGACATGGACATGAAGCCCGACGGCCCGTAGTGCGCGCCCATCGTGCAGGCGTGCAGCACCCGGCCGATGCACTTCAGCGGGTGGTCCTTCGCAGCGCCCGACGGCGCCAGAAACAGGCCGTAGATGTGCGTCCCCGTCAGCGTCGGGCCTGCGTACTTCCGGCCTGCCGCAGTGCCGACCAGTTCCAGGGCCGCCAACAGGGCGCCGGCTCGCTGCGGTTTGCGTGCCGAGTCCGCGATCCAATCGGTCAGGGCGCCGAGCAGGCCGGGGTTCCGGGTCAGGTGGTCGGGGAGGTCGTTGGCGACGTGTTGGATTTCAGCCTGAATCTGTACAGGTTCGGGCGATATGTGCGGTTTTGCGGCGATTACCACCTCTTTTCGACGCAGCGGCTCCGGCAGGTCGTGGTCTGAGTTGTCCGGGATTTCCGGACAACTGAGCGCAATCACCACCCCGTCGTCCTTCAGCCCCAGCCGCTCACGCAGCCAGTCCGTCGCCTCTGCCTGCTCGCAGTCCTTCGCCGACATGACGAGGTCGATCGCTGAATAGGTGTCGTTCGTCCCGAAGTCCTTGATGCCGTCGCGCTGGATCGACAGGTTCAGCTTGCGCTGGTCGATGTTGCGCCCGCTGGACGACGCCCGCCATGTGGCCACGGCCTCATAGCCGCCGCGTGCAGGCCTGCAGCCGTACAGGTCCAGCGCCGGCACCCATGCAGGCAGGTTTCCGAGCGCCGCGGCCTTGGTCTCGGACCAGATGTCGTCGGGGTCGATGCGGTTTTCCGCATATTCCCGCTTTATGCGGTTCTCCGCATTGCCCGCCTTGCGCTCCCGACTCCACCCGCACGTCTCCAGCGCCTCCTCAAGCGCCGACATGTCGTCCTCGGTCAGGACGGGCAGCTCATCCGCGCGCACCGGACCAGCCAGCCACACATACGGACGCCCTGTTTCCGGGTGGATCGACGGCGGGATGACGGTCTGACGCGTGTCGAAGCCGGTCAACAGGTCGATGAGGCGTCCGTCCGGGCCGTCGTAGGGCTTGGACTTCAGCGTCTTCGGCGCGAGATAGAAGCGCGTCTCGCCCGTCTTTCCGCGCTTGACCATCGGACTTGCAGGAGCGGCGCCGAGCAGCGTGTCGAGGTCGTCCGCATCCTTGGCGTCGAAGTCCAGGGACACGACGTGCAGATCCTTGCGCGCCACCGTGCCCATGAGCACACCGATGTTGGCGCCCGGGGCCTTGGACCACAGGCCGAGCTCGAACGCGGACGGCGTGCTGTCGCGGAACCGCTGCCACTTGCCCATGCCCTGCCAGTTGCCGGAGCGGTACTCGCCTGGGCATTTGCCGCGGCCGGCGTGAGAGGGCCAGTCGTGGGGGATGAGCGGCAGGACGGAGAAGCCGAGTTGTTGGAGCTCGGTTGCGGCTTGAGCGAAGGGGGTCACAGATCACGCTCTTTCCACGCATCGCGTGCACGGTCGGCCATGTCTCCGAGACGATCAGCGAAGGCGTCATTGACCTCCTTGTCCGTCGGCTCCCGATCCAGCTCGTCAGAGAGCCGGTCGTATTCGTCGATCCAGATCTCTTTCACCCCTCTGCCCCCACCGGAATAGTCCACGCGGCCACGATGCGGTCGCCCGCGGCCTTGTTCGCTTCGTTGACGAGGACGCAGGCGAAGGTCTGGTACTCATCGGGCGTGAGCAGCCGCAGGTCGAACTTGCCCAGTGTGTCGAGGTAGGCGCCGGCGATGTCGGAGGCGCGCTTGACGTCGTCGCGGGTCAGGTAGGGGGTCATGCGGCACCACGCAGAACTGCGTCGATGACGGCTGTGTAGGAATCGCGAACGATGAACGCGGCTTCCCATGTCTCAGACACGCCAGCATCGACCATCGCCTTGGTCGGCTCGCGGGCAGCCATCAGACCTGAGCGGGTGGCTTCGGTCAGCCGGTGACGATGGCTTTCCGGCAGGTCGTCCCAGCGCGGCTCCAAGTCCTGCACGTCGGCAATCCATGCGGCGTAGGTGGCTCGCGCCATTTGCTCCAGCATGGTCATCACTGCACCCCCACAATCTCACCAGCCACCAGGACCACCCGTTTGCCGTCGGGCAGCGCCTCCCAGCATTTCACCTGCACCGGGTCGCCCTTGTCGGGCCGCACATTCAGGACGAACTCGTTGGATCGCGTGACGTAGCCGCCCGTCACCGTGGCGTTGAAGCGGGTCATGCGAGGGGTGCTTTCAGCAGGCGTGTTGCGTGGGCGCGGACGCCCCACAGGATTGTCGTGTGGTCGCGACCACCGAAGAAGTTGCCGATGTCGGTCAGGCTGTACCGGCGGGACCCACCAGGCCGACGGACGCGGTACGCGTGCCAGTACGCTTCCTGCCGGGGGTGCGAGAACTCGAACCGCTTGCTGCCGCCCTGCCCATGCGGAGTCCGGAGATCGTCGACAGTCAGGCCGTGCTTTGAGGCCACCTGCAGGGCGATCTCAGGCAGGGTCATGCAGTAGTCGATTTCCTGCGCCGCCCGCATAGCGTTGCAGAGGGCTTGGCCGGTGAGCAGCGCGCCCTGTCGCTGCACAAGATGCCCGGTGATGTGTCCAAGCAGCGCCCGCAGGTCGCCCACGTCCATCGAGCCGAGATTGCGCACGGCCGAGAACGCAGCCAGCCCCAACGGCCGCTCGTCGTCGTTCACAGGAGCCGCACTCATGCCGCCACCCGTTCGTCGATCCACGCGCGCAGCTCGGGGGTGATGCGGTAACCGAGGCCGTGCGCGGAGATGATGCCGTGAGGGGCGTCAGTCTCGCGGAGCCGGTCGCGGACCCTCTTCACCTCGCCGAACACCGCATCCATGTCGGCGCGGCGGGGCAGCGCCTCTCGCAGCAGTAGATCCGATGCGACCGTGCCGGGTGAGCAGAACAGCATGGCCAGCATGCGGGCCGGACGACGTGGCAGGCCAACGACGGCCTGCAGTGTATCTGCGACCGCGCTCATGCGGCCACCTGCAGGCGTTCGCCGAGCCACTGGCGGGCTTCGGGTGTCAGGCTGTATGTCCCGGTCGAGTACGCGGCCGGGACGCACCGCTCAGGCGCTCCGTGAGCGACCATTCGAGCGCGCAGCCGGCATATGTTGACCTTGACGCTGTCGAGGACTGGTCCGTCGCCGTTGTCGCGCTCGAACACGTTGGCGTAGATAGCCTCTGAGCTGAGCGACCGGCTCGTGTTGAGCAGCAGCGCGAGCACGCGCGCCTCCGCCGGAGAGAGCCCCATGCTGGCGCGCAGCATGGAGATTTGATCGTCGCCGCCGGTCAGTCCGGCAAGTCGTTCGCGCAAGACTTCGTTCTCGACGCGCAGTTGTTCTTCGACCGCGGTCATGCCGCCTGCTCCTGTGATTGAGTGAAGCGGCGCGAAACGATGTTCCACCACTTTCCATTTTTTCTGACGGCGATGAAGGCGGGCTGCGTAAGCTCGCTCCAACGCACGAGGGCTTCTTCGACGCTGTCCGGCACCGGCATCAGCCCGCCATGCGCCTGCCACCACTTCTCGGCGCGGTATCGTCCGGGGCCGGAGTGCTCGAACAGCACCCACTCCGGGTAGCTCATCAGCCCAGCCGAGTAGGTGACCCTCAACGAGTCCGGCGACCCTGCCTTGACGTGCCGACGCGCCATCCACGTCACCACCGCGATCTCCTCGGGCGGCTGGTTGCGCAGGTCACGGCTCAGGATCGCGACGTCGTCCGCCTCAGCGTCGTGCCGGGCCTTGTCCATCGTCCATTCGTGACCGCAGAAGGCGCACGTCTGGGCGTTGAGGGCAGCCAGGGACTTGCAGGAGGGGCACTCCTTGGCGCGGACGGTGTCGACGGTGACGCCGGCCTCTTTCTTTCCGCCGCGGTTCGGCTTGATCTCGATGAGATCGACCGGCCCGTGCCGACGAACATTACCAGCCCAGTCGAGCACCAGACAGTTGTCCTTGCCTGGCGCGGTGCGGAAGCCGCGCCCCACCTGCTGCACGCAAAGCCCCGTTCTGAGGGTCGGGCGCATCATGCCTACGAGATCGACATGAGGTACGTTGAAGCCGGTCGTCAGCACCCCGACGGAGGTCAGGCACCGGATCTCACCGCGACGAAACCGCTGGATGATGGAGTCCCGCTGGCCGCTATCCATGTCGCCGGTGATGGCTTCGCAGGTGATGCCGTGGCCGGTGATCTCGTCGCGAACGTGCGCGGCGTGCTTGACGCCAGAGCAGAAGACCAGCCACGCCTTGCGATCGGCGCCGTAAGCGACGAGCTCAGCAACCGCGGCCTGCACGACGGCGTCGTCGTTCGCGGCCCGCTCGAGGTCACCGGCAACGAACTCCCCGCCCCTTTTCGAGACGGACGAGACGTCAATCTCGCTCATACCCTTGGAGATCAGCGGGGCGAGGTAGCCTTCGTCGATCAGGTCGCTCAGCTTGGCTTCGTAGATGATCTTCTCGAACAGGGCGTCGCTGCCGTCGTCCAGCCTACCGCTGTCGAGGCGGTACGGCGTGGCGGTCAGACCGATGACGCGCATCTCCGGGTTCATCTCACGCAGGGCGCCGATGAACTTGCCGTAGGTCGTGTCGGTCGAGCGCGAGATCAGGTGCGCTTCGTCGATCAGGAGAAGGTCGAAAGCCCCAAGTTCACGGGTCCGCTTCCACGCCGATTGAATGCCGGCGAAGATGATGCGCTGCGACGTGTCCTTGCGTCCAAGTCCGGCCGAGTAGATGCCGGCCGGTGCCGCGGGCCACAGACGCAGCAGTTCCTGATGGTCCTGCTGGATCAGCTCCCTGACATGGGTGACGACCCCGATGCGCATTCCAGGGTACTGAGCAAGCAGTTCCTGCACGATCGCGGCGAGGACGAGCGACTTGCCGGCGCCGGTCGGATAGACCAACAGGCCGTTGCCGCCGCCTTCCGACCAGTGGTCGTAAAGGGCGTCGATGCCGGCGCGCTGGTAGGGGCGAAGGGTAAGAGTCATTCGCCCGCCCTCCGCACGATGTCTCGGCAAAGAGCGATGAAGTCCGCGTCCAGAAGGTCGCGCTTGGCCCGGTTCGCATCCTTTACGACCCAGCGAAGGTTGCCGATCTTGTGGCTACCGCCGCGAACCTTCGGGATGATGTGGTCGATCTCTGCCGAGCGATCGAGGCGACGGCCGCTCAGCGCACAGATGCCGCGTTGAGCTTTCCAGAGGGCCGCGAGGTCGCGAGCCGTGGCCTTGCCGGGACCGCGGAGATTGATCGACCTGGCATAGAAGAACCGGCGGCGCATCAGGGCATTGCGAATAGGTCCACGCGCCGCCTTGGTGCGCTCGTACCAATCCCGGCGCTGCTGGCTGATCTCGTCACGGCGCTCGTCACGGGTGCGCTGCATTCGCGCACGCGCCTTAGCTCCGGCTTCGGTCATCGTTGGGCGACAACCAATGCAGGTTCCGCTGACGAAGCGTTCAGCGACGTGGCCATGCTTGCACGGAATGCCGGTGAAGTACCGATCGGCGCCGATCGCGAACGCTTCGGCTCGCGTCGCCGGGACGCTGTCGATGGCTTGGGTCTGGTAGGCGCGGAGGGCGGTCACGACACCCCTCCCCCATCCACCCACACGTCCCCGCTCGCGAGCCGGTACGTGACCCGCTCGTTCTCGTGGTCGACGTCGGTCTGTTCACCGGGGATGGTCGTCGGGTTGAACAGGTGCTGCGGGCACCCGACACGCTGCTCGTCGATCGTCAGGTCGCGACCCCACCGCGCACACGACCAGCGCGCGTCGCCGTCGAGGTGTGCAGTCGAATGCATGCACGACCGGCACGACCGCGCCGGCATGAGCCCGTCGTTCGGAGCGCAGCCGTAACCGGCTTTGAGGAAATAGACGGGGCAACTGCAGGCGGGGCGGCGGTCGGAGGTGACGATGCGCTCGGCCTTGACGACCAGACCGGCAGCGAACAGGGCGTCGTATTCGATGCGCTCGACGTAGAGCGTGTCGTCATTCTTGTTGACCGCCGCGTACAGCGCCCGTGTCAGGCCCTGACAGTGCAGGTACGTCTGGACCTGCGCGTAGTGCTCGGGCTTGCCGTCGCGGACGCAGCCGGCCTTCAGCAGCGCCTTGAACGCGCGGTCGTTCATGCTCTTGGCCTCGAAGACGTGCATGGTCTTCGGCGCTTCGGGCACGCCCATCACCTTGCCGTCGGTGCGGCCGGATGCGTGACCGCCAGCGAACACGATGCGCCATTGCTCGCCCGTCTCCGGGTCGATGTCGTCGACGATCATGCCGGCGTCGCGGAGGCGCTGAACGAGACGGGTTTCCCAGTGCTCGCCGGTCTCAAAGATCGAGAGCTTCCGGGCGTCAAAAATCTCAGCCGGGAAAAGCCAGCGGAACTTGTCCCATTGGGACCTTTCGCAGCCGCCGAGGCCGGACGCGGCGAGGCGGGGGTGCTGGTCGCGGCGCTGCTTGGATTCGAGCGCGGCGAAGATGGCGCGTGCGGTTGCGGGGATTGTTTGCGGGAGCTCAGGCATCGCCGCCCCCGAACTCACGCTGAGCCTCGGCGCACGACTCGCACAGCCAGTCGCCGTCGATGCGGATGACGTCGGATTCATCGGTGAGAATCCCGCAGTCGGTGCACGGCGCGATCTCGGGTTCGATGGTGTCTTCGTATTGGAGGGTCATGCGTCACCGCCGGGCGCTGGGAACGCCTTGGCCGCTTCGGACCGCCAGTAGCTGCGCGCCTCCGTCCAGTGCTCGCCGCCGATGCGGAACGCGGGGTCGGACTCCGGTTCACGGATTCGGACCGGCCTTCCGTCCGACAGCTTCACGTCGAAGGTTTCCAGCAGACGGTTCACCTCTGCGACCGACTGGTAATAGCTGTGGCTGTTGCGAACCACGCGCTCCCAGTCGGCGAACCGTCTGGCCAAATCGTCGACGGCTTTGCTGTGCACCGCTTCCTGCACTTCAGTCAGGAACTTGCGCCGGTCGGCGTCGCCGATGCCGGCTTCACTGTATCGGGTGGCGAGGCAGTACATGAACTGCTCGCGCACCTCGGGGCTCTCGCTCCATAGGGCTTGCGCCAGATCGACGGGAGCAATGCGCTGCAGCGTCTCATCGACCATGTCTGCGACGGGAATGCGCAGCTCGCCGTCGACCACCTCCATGTTCGGGAATGTCTGGCGCGGCTCGGTGTTCTGCCGATCCGGCACGGAATAGGTCACCGCGCCGTC